TACCCGCATCGGACAAGTACAATTCAGAGTACAATCTCCACCATCTTTGGTAGTGTTTGTCGATTCTTTGACCACCGATGGACAATTCAGCGGACTTGATCGCACGCTCGGCGATCCAGTTAGTGTCATAAACAGTTGACGCATTCAAAAGAGTTTGAGTAGTGGTCGCAGAGGACGCAGTAGACAATTCAACGTACATGTCACCGACCAAATCACCGTTTCTGGCGACAGTGACGGAAACGCGACCCGACGCAGCGGCCGTACCGTTAACAGTTTGTTCGATGTTTTCCATCGCGAAGTTAGTGTGGCGTTTGTAAACCGCCTGGAAGAAAGTGACTTTTGGGTTACCAGTCAAGTAGACGTCTTGGGCGCCATAGGCGACGAGTTGCATGAGACCTCCGGCCATTGTGTGTGTGTTTTGTACTATAGCATGAGATTTTTTTTTCGGATGTTTTCGCGAAAAAACACGGTTTGATTTTTCCTGGTACATGGTAAATGTCTACTGGATCTGTACCAGAACTCGAAAGTGTCGACGACGAAATTGTTGAAATTGAATCCGAATCCGAATCAAATATTGAAGATGATCTGTCCACAACCAGGGGCGAACTCCCAGCTGTAGATGAATTAGAAGATGTTATTTATAGTGATACCGATATAGATATCGATGACGATATTGAATACGATAGTATTGATAGATTAGGAAACCTTTTAAGTTCAGTTCTTGTGAACGAAGAAGGCGAAACTGTATGTTCAGCTTTAATAAATATATCAAGACAACTCGAAGTTCAGAACAAGATCATGATAAAAATGTTAGCTCAACTCCAAAAAACAATTTAAAAAATTAGTGTTTAATATTTATAATACGATGGAAAGAGAAAATACCTTATTCATTACTCCGGACGGCGACCAAAAAGAGGAAGCTTATTATGAAAATTTAGGATCCACAATATCCAGTCTTCGTCCAGAGAGATTAATACAATATATCCATCACGAAGAGAAATTGTATGGCCTGGTTAAAGAGTCAGAACTTTTTGGTATAGAACCAATCACTATCGCATACAAAGTATTTTTTAAACCCGATGAATTGGATCCAGAAACAAATCGACCTAAAATGGTAGATATTCAACAAAAATCAAAAGTATATCAACATGCGTTAGAAAAAATAAGTAAATATTTCGATCGCGCACGAGAATTACGCTTATTCGATGAGGATGTAACTAACATGGATAATGATAACGATTTACCAATTGATTTACGAATAAATAATTTAGTACGTCAACTTCATGATATATGGACGATCCTTCTCTCTCAAGTAAGAATATACGATCGTATAAATCACCCGACACAAGTTCCTATAGAAGTCTCTACAAACCCTTCAATACTAGATCCTTCATTACCCCCTATTTCACTTGACGAATATAACGACCACCAAGCGGCATTTCAAATTTTAACAGAATATTGTTCAAACAACGGTCTAAAACGATACAAAGGTTATACGTGTGAACAGATTAAAACAGATGATGGGTTTGCGACACGCGCCTGGAGACAAAAAGAAGAAATTAAAGATTTTGTTTATCGTGTTGCTAATAGACATACTTGGCACGATTTATGGAAACTTCTAACAAATAAGGACAATGGGTACATACAGATTATCAAACAATTATCCGCATGTAACGACATGAAATTTCCAGAAATTAAAAAGAATAGACGTGTTTGGTCTTTTAAAAATGGTCTATTTATTGGTCAAATGTATAACGACCAAACTAATTTATACGAAACCAAGTTTTATAAGTATGATTCAGAAGATTATAAAAGACTCAATCCACTCATCGTGAGTTGTAAATATTTCCCTGTTAATTTTACAGATCACGGTCATATTGAAAACTGGCAAGATATACCGACGCCTTACTTCAACAGTATTCTTAAATACCAAGACCTAGAAGACGAAGTTTGTCATTGGATGTATGTACTTGGTGGTCGTTTATTCTATGAAGTTGGTGAAATGGATAAGTGGCAAGTCATACCGTTTATAAAAGGTATTGCGCGTTCTGGTAAATCGACTATCATTACCAAAGTGTTTTCTAAATTTTACGAAGCAAAAGATGTAAAAACAATGTCAAATAACATAGAAAAACAATTTGGTTTAGGTCCTATCAGTGAAGGTTTAATATTTGTCGCACCAGAAATAAAAGGTGATTTCAAACTCGAACAAGCTGAGTTTCAAAGTATAGTTTCGGGTGATAGCATGAATATAGCTATAAAAGGTCAACCCGCTAAACCACTCGATGCGTGGGTCGTACCTGGATTTTTGGGAGGTAACGAAACACCGGGATTTAAAGATAAACAAGGTAGTGTTGTTCGTCGCGTATTTACATTCGATTTCAAAAAACAGGTTACGGATGCGGATTCAGATCCAACATTAGACGATAAACTCGCGGAAGAATTACCAATTATTCTGGAAAAATGCGCACGTGCGTATTTAGATTACGCACAAAAATACAATAATAGGGATATTTGGGATATTGCCCCACAATATTTCTTAAGAGTACGAGAACAAATATCTTCATCGACGAATCCTTTAGAAAGATTTTTACAAGTTGGATATTATAACGATTATGCTTTTAAAACGGGTGATGACGTGAAATTTCCATTAGACGTGTTCGAAAAAATATTTGGTTTCTTTTGTACCGATAAAAAAATGCACAGACCGAGATTCGACGAAGATTTTTATAATACATCTTTTAGTACGCGTAAATACGAAGTTCGAACGGAAAAGGAAGATTATTTCATGATCACAAACCCTGAAAGATTACACGAACCATCGAATTTTAAAGGTAAAAAAGTTATATACGGTTTTACCATGGATGTAAAAGAAAATACACTCGGGTATGATGTAACATCACAAATCGTGAAGAGTTAATAAAATCTTGTGTTAGTATAAGTATGGATCCCCGACAATTCATAAAAAATTCAAATATTCAGATTGAACGTCCAGGTACAGTATCTAATACTCGACAGAGTATATCCACACCTACATTTAACGAATTAAGAATAGGTAAATTTAGACCAGGGATATATAATGGCGTCGTAAATAAATTATTTACCCCAGATGAAAAACGTCTCGATATCAAATATATACTAAAACAAAGACCGAAAGGACACGCACCTGTAACGAGTGGAATAACCATAGATGTTAACGAAATAAAAGGTATGTATGGAAGATTTCAAACTGGCGCTATACACACAAAAGATTTTGGTTTAAAAGGTAATTTAAATAAAAATTTCTCTTCCGTGCAATTTACCGGATACATTATGGATGGTGTCGAAAAAAAGAATTTCAGTTTTAACATATACACGAATGGAAAAATTCGTCTTTCGGGTGGATTTTTAGGTTCTAAAAATCTTAAAAAACAACCCGAATCTTTACAAAAATATATAATAGATACGTATACAGAAAAACAGAAATTTTTATACAACGATATATTTTACAATAATACAGGTGGTCAGTTTTTAACGAATACAAATTTTCAATTATCTAAAATGGCACAAGAGTTCAGTCAATTACGTACATGGGGAGTTTCGTTTCTTGAATACGAACCTGAAATTTCCCCATTTCTTTATTTAAAGTATAAAGAACACGCGTTTATTTTTACTACAAAGTCTGGTAAAACAGGTTCAGGTATTGTTCAATTACAAGGTGAATCTAACTTAGATGATCTTGAACGTGCTTATTCCGTTGGTGTAGAACTTGTTAAAAAGTTACATAATAACGGATATACATTAGGTTTGGTTAATAAAAACGTTAACGCAAATAGAAAAGTCGTTCAAAAACTTAAAACAAAAGCTTCGACGTGTCCTAAACTTAGACGTCCACCGTGTAAAGAAGAATTCGAGGTTAAAAAAAATCCACAAGGGTACGATTGTTGTTTCAAAAAACCAAAAAGAAAACCTGTGAAAAAAAGTAAAGTACAAAATACAAAAAATACAAGAATTACGTACGATAAAGATGGAACAATGAAAATAGGAGGACGTAAATGTGAACGTCTTACTAAATCAGTATTGTTACAAGTTGCTAAAAAATTAGGAGTTGTTGGTGTTAAAAATAAAAATAAGAAAGATAGTATATGTAAAGCTCTCGATACTATAGAGAAGGGTAACTCCACGTATAAAATAAACGGTAAATTATGTCGTGAAATGAAAAAAGAACAGTTAGTAACACTCGCTATATCAAGGGGTATACCCGTAAATGATACAGATACTGTAAAAAGTTTATGCGCAAAAATAGAAAATAAACCTAAAACACCTAATTCACCTAACGCACTTGCTAATGAAATGGAAAAGGCCCTACTCAATGCTAAGAAAAAGGAAAATAGAAAACCTACTAATATAAAACGTAGACTTAACAATACTAGTATTAAAAACGATCTCATTAAACTTTATGGTAAGGCATGGATGAAAAAATACGGAAACGTAATGAATATTAACGAAAATGTTCGTGATGTTAAAAAGAAACTTACTCAACTCGAAAAGAACAACAAATTTGTAACACGTGATGGTGTGTTGAAAAAAATGGTTGCGAATGATACTAAAAGAGCCATGATAAAGAATTGGAAACTTAATAAACAACAAAATTTGAAAAAGTTATTAATAGAAAAGGAAGCTAATAAGATATACGGTAAATTAGGTAAAAACGAAGTAAACAAAATCGTTAATCACGCAATGTCGTTACCAAAAACACCAGATCTTAATAGTAAGAGGATAATAGATTTTATAAAAATAAGAAGAGAACTTCATGGTCAACCACCACTCGCATTAAATAAAAAACGAGTAGTACCACCAAAACCAATAATAAAAAAGAAAGTTGTTAAAAGAAAGCCAGTAAAAAAAGTGAATAAAATTATAAGAAAACCGAACTCGAACTCAAATTCTAATTCTAATTCTAATTCTAATTCTAACTCGAGATCAAATAATAAAAAAAATAACCAAAAGATATTAAACGAACTATACGCTAATTTTGAAAAATTTACATTAAAGAATAAACGCAAATAGTAATTAGAAAATGGAAAATCCTCGTATTTTATTATCAAATCGTATTAAAACAAATAATACATGTACGAATGATAATAAAAGATGGGATAATCATTTATTGTCATCCCTTATAGAATCGATGTACTATACTATAATGGATTATATTAATTTTTATAGACACGACACGGGAAATAATCCGAAAATAATGTCCAATTTAGAAAGAGAATATTATTTATGCGAAGAATTTATGAATACAGATTATCCGGAAGAATTTATTGAAATAAATAGAGAATTTCACGAAACGGGATTAATATTGTATATTTATGATAATTTTCAACGAATAGAATCTACCAAACATAGAAGAGTGATGTTTTATATTATGAACATGTTATTTTTCGATTTATAAGTTTTTCTGGTTCAGATATTTGTTTAAGATGTTTCGCATGATATGAAAAATCATACCCAAGAAAATGATTTTTTATTTGATCCGAAATTGCGAACGCGTCTAATTTTTTAGAAACTTGAGAACACACTGATTTCACCTCAAGCTCTAATAGTTTATCTTCTTTCATTAAAAAGTATTTTAACGACTCGTCCATTATACCATTTTCTTTCATTTTTTCGAACATCTTATTCGATTCACCATCCGATACATAAAAATATTTTGGAGAATATCCTAATACGTGTATATGTTCAGGTGTATTAGGATCGTGAAATAACATACTAATCGTACATATCAATAATACCCAGATTATCATTATTTATTAGTATTCAACATATTAAAAATGTCCTTAATTTTATGACAAATATTAAATAAAGTATCGATATCTGTAATTTTTTTAGGATCGATAATTTCAAGTTCGAGTTGATATATAGTTGATACTTCGGAATCCTTATCTATACTCTCACCAGCAGTTACTGTTCTATCTATGGATAAATTTTTCCTGATATAAGAACACCTTTCTTTTTTTATATTTCTATGCCATGTGTTATTATCACATTCTTCATCATCCTCGTCAATAGGTATTTCCTTAGAAACGCTAAAACGAATATCAAAAGGCGAATTTTGTAAATGCTTAAAATCGATATTTTCAAGACGTTCCTTTCTTATAAAAGTCTCTTCACCGGTAACATTATCCACAGTCAATCTAATATTATTATCTTCTCGTGAATATACATCGTATGTATTTTCTTCTATCTTTTCCCACCCAGAATAAGAAGAAAATCCTCGTATAATGTTAGCGTATGTTTTATCACCGATATTAGTATCAAAAAATGTTCCATTAAACCTCCCTAAACGAAATTCCATTTCTATGTTTTCTTCATCTTTGTACTTATCGACGATAGGTTTTATAGTATCGCATAACTTATGCACGTCCATATTGTTTACATTTTAATAAACGCGTCTTCTTCTTAAGCCTTTTTTGTTCTCTTTTTTTATATGCATGGTTTTACTAATTTAGGAAATACCTGTTATTTTAACTCGGCAGTACAAGTTTTATTACATATACGAGAAATATCATCTCATATACTAAATAATACTTACGACGGTGATTGTACGTTTACAAAATCTTACGAAAAAATTGTTCGTATATATTTTTCAACACAAGAAACTAAAGTTTTTACTTTAGGACCTGTTTTAACAGAATTTATAAAAATATTTCCGAGATTCAAAATTGGTATGCCTCATGATACACAGGATGCTATATTCTGTATAATAGACATACTAGAAAAAAGTTATCCTCGTATAAAAGATCTTGTTTACGGAGAAACTAACCAAATAACTATATCACCAGTTAGTAAAAACATATCAAAAATACCATTTTGTGTTTATATTTTAAACGTGAAAAGAGGTGTTAAAAATATAAATATAATGTTAAATGAAAGCAGTAAATGGAACGTGATAGAAGATTACGTAGACGATAATGGTAAAAAACATCACGTTGCTACGACCAGGAATGTATTTTCAAAATATCCACAAATACTTATTGTTTCATTCGATAAAAAAAGTTATGTGGAAATTGACGAGGAACTAAAATTAGGCAATAATGTATACGAGTTACAATCTACTATAATTCATAAAGGTATTCAATATGGTGGTCATTACATGTCTACTGTAAAAATAAATAACGAATGGTTAATTCAAGATGATCATAATTTAGGTAAACTCGTTCAATTTCCTAAAGAAGATAATCATTTCGTCCTGGTCTACAATCTAAAAACTCCTTCATGTTAATATCCTCCTTAATATTCACAAGCGTTCTATAAAACGTTCTTCTACTATTCGGAAACGTTTTATCAGTTCTTTTTTTAATCGGTTTCCACCAAAATGGGCCTTTCTCCCACGTTACATACATACACTCAACAATATCACCATGTTTTAACCATTTATATTCACTTGTTCTATCTATCGGTATAGAAGATTCAAATATGTGTTTACCTTTATCTTGTATATATAATTTATACACAATAGACCCTGGTACACACCCAGGTGTTTCTACAGTTGGTTCCTTCTTTACGAGAAAATCAATTGTATTTTTATTTCTTGGTTTCCATTTAAACATTGTCTCGTGTGTACCGATACGAATAGGTTCATTTACTGGTGTAAATATAAGACCATCCATTTCTTGTTTTATTTTCGGAAGGTACTTATCCATAAACTCTCTAAAATCATCGTGTAAATGAAATTTTTTTACTTTTAACGTAATAGGATCCGTATTTAAAATTAGTGACTTTTTAACAACTTTTTCTGAATGTTGTAAACGGTCCAATAAATTCTGATTACCTACAACTTCTCCACAACTCATCAAACAATCATATATCATGAATGTATTTTCATACAATTCACCTTCGAGTATAGTACCCTTAAATACAGTCATTCTGAAATTTAATGGTACGGTAAACATTTCGAGTGCTCGATTTATAAATACACATGCTCTCTGATTTCCAGCTTGTAAAGCTATCATCATGTATCTCGTACCATCGGTTTTTTCACATACAACATAATCGTTATTCGATAAAATTCCAAAATGTTTTCTTTCTATAGAAATTGGCTGACATCCGGGAAATATACCCTTACCTTTTGTACCCCAAGATTCTTCCATAAATTGTATCGTATATTTGTAAAGAGGATCATCCTTCTTTACAAACACGCGGTTCATTCTGTTCTATATTTTTAATTTAATCTTTAATTACTTTTAACACCTGCAGCGTTTAGAATATTACTTATACATTCATGATTATATGTCATGACTAACTTAGCTTTTGGATACGCAAGAATTTTGACACCGGCTTCCTTAAATTTATTAAACATTATTTCCATTCTTGGAAATATTTTATACGAATTACTTTTCTTATCTTTTATATGTTTTGAAACATTTTTAGACATAAGTAACCAACATCTAGAACTTGATTGTTTTACGTTATAGTAATCACTATTTACTTTATTTGTAACCTCCGTGTCAAAATGTAAACCAATTTGTTCTACAGGTTCTTTACATCCATCTTTAACTTTAGCCTTAAACATCCCCCAATCTATACCTTCTAAAACACCGGGAAATACTAAACAACCAACGCCATCGAGTTTATCAAAACATTTTTGAAGACTATCGTCGTCTAGCTGTATACCAAAATCTACAAAAAGTAACCTATCGTGTGTTTTAATATATTTTTGTATAGTTTCCGCTTTATTAAAAGGATCGTCGTTAACAAAAACAACTTCATTTTCAATATTACCTTTTTGTAAACACATTAAATTAAATCTAAGAATAGTGTGTAAAGTTTTTACGTGACATGATTTACTTCGAGTAACTATTATAGTTGCAAACTTCATATTATTACATTCTATTCTAAACCTTAAGCCTTTCTTCTAAACATCCAGAAAATGGTAAATTACCAACGTGTCCTAAAGTTGTATGACAATCCGCGTATATTTTACCTCCAATCTGTTGCCAACGTCTACAAAACGCATAATCTTCCGATAAATATCTTTTTGTAGTAGGATCAATCATGCAATCAAAAATAGCACAATATTCATCAAAATCTCTATTTTGATGATCGTTTTTACAATCCAAATCCTTGTAATGCTCGTGCATTTTTTCTAATGCTTTTCGACTAATAACCATAAACCCTGTTGGACCATCCATCACTTCGACAAACCCATTTTCAACGTTTCTATGCGTAGCGCCAACATTAGCAACCAAACTAGATGAAAGCATTGATAAATCGCGTTCATCACCTTGTTCAAGTGCTTTCTTAGCTTGTTCCCACATAACAACTTTTTTAGGGTAAATAGCAACCGATACTTCATGCCCCGAACGAATTAATCGAACAATTGATTTAGGGTCAAAATCTATATCAGCATCTATAAACATGAAAAAATCACAATCTGATTTCTGCATAAACCTACCAATAGCAACATTACGCGCACGGTGTACTAAACTTTCATTTTCTGTTGTATCTAATACCATTTGTATACCTTCACGTATAAATTCAAGTTGAAGCTTGATTATACCGATCATATATTTTTCTAAACATAATCCCCCGTAACACGGGGTACTTATAAAAACACGGGTTGGTCTTGTTTGAGACATTATATAATATAATTAATCTTTATCCTCTAAGTATTTTTTAATTATGTTTTCAATTTTATTTATTGTAGGTATTGATACCGAACATTTTTCACAAATATCATTTTTTGTAACTCTATGTTTAAGTGTCATATATATTACAACCGAAGCAACACTATTAGGTGTTTTACTCATGAGTTGCGAACAATTTTCAAGTTTTATTGACATTCTGTTACACGACAAACGTTCTTCTCTCGAAACATCAAATGAATTTAGAAGCCTTTGTAATACATCGTTTGGTAAAGTTGTATAACTTTTTGAAGTTTTACCAAGTAATACTTCTGTAAACATTTGAGATGTTCTACTTATATCTTTAGAGTTAATCGAAAACATATCGGCAATCTCTTTTGTAGAACGAGATACATTTGCCATTCTACAAGCGTATAAAACACAATTTCCTTTTATACCTAGTCTAACAGCACCTCTGGTTAATTTTTTATCGTTAAATTTTTTATACATCATTTTAGCATCTTTCAAAACAGTTTCTGGTAGTAAATGACACGCTTCATCTATATCTTTATACGCATGATATAATGACCTATCTTTATGATTCATTGATTGATGAAAATTTATCTTGGCCATTCTTTTATTCTCGTATGTAGAAGACTTTTGTGTAGAAATTACTGTACCCTTACCCCAAGAATCTGAAAACAATTCTGGGTTTGAGTTTGGATTACCACATCTAGATGGATCGTTTACCTTACCATCGTCAGTTATACCACTCGTCCATTCTGGGTTATCATCTATAAACGTTGTATCAACTAAACCACAATTTGAACAAGTAGGCATACCTTCTTTTGAAATTATTTTTACTTTATTACAGGTTACACATATGTTATAATTATCGACCGGCCTTGTAAGTGTTGGTTTTTTTTGTAATCTGTCTACGACAGACCATATAGTAGCTAGATCCATTATATTTTCAAGTGTTACTTTTTAAAATAATGATTCACGCACTTAGGTTAAAAATTTAATTCATCTGCTTGTATTCTTGCTATCGTTTCGATATTATCAACCATTTGCTTATATCTTAAAGATCCAGGACTTCGTGGTTCCCATTCTTTCCATTCTTTATCTATAATTCTACTATTAGAAGGTGGTATAACAACACCATCTATTTCAGAATCAGAAACGATAAAATCACGAAGATCACTACCATCGTCATCTGATTCATCTATAATATCACTATCTTCTTCTGAATCTATCTCGTCTATCATACAGTATAAATTATCCTTTACATTCTTGAAGAAATCTTGAGTTTGGTGATGTTCTGATAAATTTTCCTCCTGTACAAGTTCATCTTTATCTCCAAACTCATATAAACGAGCACCTTTATATGTCATCGAAGTTTCTTCATAATACGACACAACAAGGTAATCGTTGTGGTTTTCTTTTACTGTAGCGTATATTTCATCCTCTATATTATCCTCTAAGTTGACTAAAACTTTTATTAATTCACCAGGCTGAATTTCTGGAATTTTAATCATTCTTAAAGTTTTAATACAAAAATATTTACAGATATTAGCACACATGGGAGTAGAAATTTTATCAAAAGAAGGATGTCAATACTGTGATATGGCAGTTGAATTATGTAAGGAATACAAATTGGAAAACAAAAAGACTATAGTCAGTAAAGAAGAACTCAAAAAACGATGTGGACAACAGGCGTCTGTATATCCACAAATTTTTATGAACGATGAATTAATCGGAACTTATTTTGACTTTCAGGATTATCTTGAAGATGCAGAACCAATGTTATTACCAACACTGGATAGATTTACCGTTTTTCCTATACAACATGAACATTTATGGTCCATGTATAAAAAGGCTCAAATGTCAAATTGGACAGCTGAAGAAATTGATTTTTCAAAAGATATGGATGATTGGGTAAACTTAAGCGAAAACGAACAACATTTTATTAAATATATACTCGCTTTTTTTGCGGGTTCAGATGGTATAGTATTTGAAAACTTAAACGATAACTTCGCGAGTGAAGTTCAGTATACAGAAGCGCGTTCTTTCTACGCTTATCAGGAACATAATGAAATGGTACACGGCGAAACGTACAGTAAACTCATAGATAAATACATAAAAAGCTCATCGGAGAAAAAACAGTTGTTTGAGGCTATACAGACAATACCATGTATAGAAAATAAAGCAAAATGGGCTATGAAATGGTTTAGTCGCGATCGTTCGTTTGGTGAACGTTTATTAGCTTTTGCGTGTGTAGAAGGTATATTTTTTTCAGGTAGCTTTTGTGCTATTTTTTGGTTAAAGAAAAGAGGATTACTTCCAGGTTTGTGTTTTAGTAACGAACTCATAAGTAGAGATGAGGGTTTACATTTAGAATTTGCGATTGAATTATTCAAAATGTTAAAACATAAACCAAATACTTCTATAATAGAAGAGATTGTTAAAGATGCAGTGTCTATAGAGAAAGATTTTATTACAGACGCATTACCTTGTAGTTTAATAGGTATGAATTCAGAAAAGATGTCCGAATACATTGAATATGTTGCAGATAGACTTTTAAAACAGAGTGGTCACGATAAAATTTGGGGTACAAAAAATCCCTTCGATTTTATGGAGAATATATCACTCGACGGTAAAACAAATTTTTTTGAAAAACGAGTTGGTGATTATGGTAAAATTGATGAAGATTCAACTTCTATTGAATTCGATGAAGAATTTTAATTACTAATAACAACTTTTTTACCGTCTTCGCAAGAACACGTCACGGTTTTCCCATTACCACTTTCATATTCCGCTGGTTTTGGTAATACCGTATTATCAGTTGTATCCAAAGATCCTAAAGTTAAACCTGTATCTATCATCGCAAATTGTTCTTCAGATATACCAGGTAAAGGTTCTGGCATATCAACCATTGCTGGTGGAGCTTTCACGGTTTGCTCAACTTCAGCTTTAATCTCAGCTTCAACTTCAGCTTTAACTTCTTCTTTTATTTCAGCCTTAACCTTGTCGGTAACTTTACCTTCAATCTCAAATGCCTCTTTTTTGATATTCATCATTGCCCAAGAAACTAACAAGAATACTAAGGAATGAAACGCGAGTCCCTTTGTTGAAGGACAACCGGTTGGTGTACATACCCACGAACCAAATATTTTTCTCATGAGACGAAATGTTTCTGGATTGGCAATTACAAAGAATAGTGACGCAGACATCAAGGCGATAAGAAACTTCTTTTCTTGATTCTTACCGTTACATCCACATCCACAATCTTTGAATAGTAAACTTTTTTTATGACCTGAGCAACCCATGGTATTATATTTTATTAATATTATACAAGAAAAAAAAGTAACTTAAAGTTAGACCCCGTATATAAAAATATAATAAATACACAATGGCTAATAATATTCAAGTTTCCGAACAATTCGAACCATCCAAGATTTCTTTCAGTCAGTTGAAGAAAGGAAAAAATGGTGGTAAATCTGTTATGTTAAATAATGACACTAAGAAGAAACTCTATTTACAACTTCCTTTCATGCGTTCACCATTCGGTCTGAGTGCGTTCACCGACGAAGCTACTAACAAAACATCGTATTCTCTCGATCTATCATTTGATACCGATAACGACGACGCAATGCAACTTTCTAATAAATTGAAAGAATTGGATGAAATTATTATCAAAACTGTTTCAGAAAATTCTAAAGAATGGCTTGGTAAAGAATATAGCATAGATGTTATGCGCGAGGCTCTATATAAACCTCTTGTAAGAGAAGGAAAGGACGGTTACCCGGATACACTTAAATTAAAAGTACAAACAAATCAAACAGGTGATTTTATTCCCGAAGCGTATAATTCAGATAGAGAACGTATTGAAGTAGACCAAATCGAAAAGGGTCAAAGGTGTATGTGTATCGTAGAAATTAACCAAATCTGGTTTATCGATAATAAATTTGGTGTAAGTGTCCGTTTATCCCAAGTTCTCTGTGGACAATCTACAAAACTTCCATCTTTTGCTTTCAAGGGATTGGATAATACAGAAGAAGATTTAGTAGACGAAATCATGGATGATCTTATCGACGAATAAAATGTTATATTAAAATAGACCAATATGGAACGAGAACGTCATTTAAAAAATTTAAAAATTTTATCTAAACTCGCAAAAAATAAAAAAAATACTACCACACGAAAAATTAATATAGGTAAAAATCTAATAAAAAGTATGCAGGGAATGGGATGTCATCCAGAAAAATTTCTATATTTACCTACAAATAAGCCCGTTACACTTTCTATAGATAATTCATTAAATGATAGAAAATTAGGTACTAAAAAAATTGGTCAGGGTGGGTTTGGTCAGGTTTACTTAGGGTGTATAGATAAAGAATGTAAAAAGAAAGTTGCTATAAAAATTGTTGTAAATGAAGATATAACACACGAATATAAAATATGTAAACGTTTGCACCAATACGGTTCTATAAAACCTTATGCTATAGAAAAATGTAATAATGTAACCTTTATGTACACGGAATACGCAAACAATGGAACTCTAAAATCATTTTTAAGAAATAATAAGAAAAATTTATTACCTATACATTTTAGAACCATAATAACTCAAGTTTTACACAACCTTTATAAAATACAGAAAAAGTATCCAACATTTAGACATCATGATTTACATACCGATAATGTATTAATAAATAATAAAAGTCCTTCACGTGTTAAAATGTTAAAGGTGTATAATTCAACATTAAAAGTTCATGATATAGGTCTACAAACATTAATAGCTGATTTTGGTTTATCTACAATGAAAGGTTTAAAAAATCCAGAAGTAGATATCGACCCGCGTATGGAATATAAAACTAAATCTGGTATATACCGAGAATCACATCCCATGTACGATATACAATTCTTTTTGAACGCATTAAGACAAGAAATTAAAGGTTTAGGTGTACAAAGTGGAGTAGAAGCACTTCAGTTTATAGAAAGAATTCTACCATCGGAATATCTAGGTAAAGAATCGAGTAAAATACTCGATTTCCGTCTTCGCGCTTCGCCTTTAGGACATCCAATATTACCAACGTTCAAGGATATATTTAATGATAGGTACTTTTCACCTTATAAAAAAGCATCTGTTCCCTTTGATATAAGTACTATATTAGGTAAACGAAATGTATCAAAACCAAAACCAATTATCGTAAAACATGGTGGAGGAAAGGTTAAAAAAACATTAGAACAAGTTAAAAAAGAACTCGCGTCTAAAAATAACAAAAAAGTTATCAAAAGACCAGGTATTCGCATGATACGTCCAAAGACACAACCTAAAATTAAGGTTTCTATGACAAATAAAGGGTATATAAGACTAGATACACGTAAGTGTACTTCATATAAGAAATCAGATTTAGAAAAAATGGCACGTAATTTAGGTGTAAATACTCAAAATAAAACGATCGCGAAAATATGTAAAGATATTCAATTAAAATATATAAAATAAGTATATAAACATGTTTGTTGTATTATCTTTGATTGCTATAAATATTTACATACTTACTCACACAGGAACAGGGCAATCTAAACCTAAACCTATAGGAAAAAACGAAAAGGTTGAGTGGACCGTTTATGGTACAATGTGGTGTGGATGGACTAAAAAACAGTTAGAGTATCTTAAAAACAAAGGTATACCTCACAAATTCATCGATTGCGAAAAAGGCAAATGCGATGGAATTGATGCGTTCCCAGTTATGAGAAGTTCAAGCGGTGAAGAAATTAAGGGATATAAGGAAATTTAGATACCACGCGCAACTGCAATAGAAAGCGAGAGAATAAACGCGTCAAGGAATGTATTAATTGGTTTAAGTATCGTAATATGTTTAACGAGCGATTTATTCCATGCAAATCGAAGTACAAATGTACTGATAAGAATCGCAAGAATAAAAATAAGGATTTCAGTTACGATATCGTTCATTTTTTTGGCATTGGCAAGATCTCTGAGCATTTTTACTTATTAATAAGATTTTATTTTCTACCATGTTATTAATGAGGAACACACAGACGACAAAAAATAAAAATAAATCACTTCCCCTGAGTGGATCCGAACCTACATATACACAACGTTTATGGGGACGTACAATTGGTATAGGTAATAACAATTGCTACGCATACGCTGTAGGTGATTATGAAAGTTTAAGAATGTATAAAAGTATACCAGGTGAAAGAGCAGGTATTAAAAATTTAAATCACTCGTACACACACTGTAAAGGTTTACCACACCGCGTTATTGCTGATAATCCTAAAAAAGTTTATAAAGTTAATGCGGATACAAAGTGTAAACCAAATCATTATAAAATAATGATGTTTGTAGCTCCTGGTAATAAAAGAAACTACTTTAGACAAGGTGATTTTCATTTTTATAAACAACACGGTATTGTCGAATATAAAGTAAAAACAGGGAATACATATGAAAGTATTGCTAAGTTTTTTAATGTACCACTTAGTCGTGTTAAAAAGTCTGGTAAATGTATACCCGGACGACTATTGAAATTCAAAGCAAATGTATTTAGTCATAAGAGAGGATGGGCTACCGGACCTTTACTTGTAGATGCGAAAGGTAAAGTTATCACGGATCCTAGAAAAGCATCTAGAAATTATCCTGGGTTATCTTATAAAAAATATTGCAGTTCATTCTGTGTTAAAAACAGAGGGATCAAAGTCGGTCATACTCATGCCAAAGTCGCTAAGAACACTCGTTAAGTCTTCTTCGTGATCAACATTAAATATTAAATCGAGAGCATCTAATACCAATTCGTTATGTAAACACACGGTATTCGATGTTACTTCATAATCATTAAATACAGTTACCTGAACCCTAAATTTAGATCCATCGAACACTTTACGACATATGGGACATGTCACTTTTCCCTTTTTTTTCCAGTTTTCTAGACAATGTGAATGGAAAACATGTCCACACCGAATAGCCTTGCTATTTCTTGTTTGCCGAACATCGTTCAGGCATATGGCACATTGAGTCATTATCTAGAACACTTAAAGAATTTATTAACTGTATTATTACGTACCTCCCTCATTATCACCTGTATTATTTGTAGTATCATCTGTATTATCTGTAGTATCACCTGGTGAATCCTGTGTACTTTCATCATCATCGTTATCGTCTGGTGATTCCGACCATCCACATACTTCCGATAATCTTTCGCTATCCACTACAGAATCATTCTGTATAAATCTATTATGTGTTTCATCCCAGTGATATTTAGCTAATTTTGGATTCGCACCCTCTATCGTTGGACTACCCACTATAGATGCTATAAGATCACAACTCGTCTTTGGATCGTAACCATCTGGATATTGTTCTTTTATTAGTTTACCAAATTCAACCTTAACTTTTTGTAAATCACCTTTAACTTCTTTTCTACACTCTGCGCCTTCACGAAAAAGTTTAATAATATATTTCCAATTTTCTAACCCTTCGTCTTTTAAAATTTCTTCTACAGTCTTTTCCCCTTTAAAAGTTTTAAATGTAGCGTCATCGTCTGGAAATTCAGGTGAATCTTCGTACGACATGTATTCGTCGTATTCAGCAATCCAATCTCTAAGAGCATCGCAATCTGCTTTAAAAGCTTTCTTTTTAACTTTTTCGAGTATTGGTTTGAGTGTATCTAATTTAAACTGTTTCATAAAATATTGTTTTGTACCTGGTACAAGACCAAGTGGTACAGTCGCAACACCGGTTGCTGATGAAACGGAACACATACTCGACACGCAACACAAAACTAGTGCTATTTCCATTTATATTAAACCTGTATTTTTTTTAATTACGGACCACTAGGTGCGGCGTCAGTTGCGGCGTCAGTTGCGGCGTCAGTTGCGGCGTCAGTTGCGGCGTCGGCTGTGGCTTGTGCGTCAGAAATTTGAGTCTCCAAATCTGCTATAGTAGCGGTCAATGTCGCAACTTTATCCGTATCTGGAGATGCTTTTCCTTCTTCTGTTGCCAAATCAGCTTTTGCGGTTGCGAGTTCGGTTTCGAGAGTATTAATATCAACAACTATTTCCTCGGCATCATCTACAATCTCTTCGACAGATGCGTTTGTACACAGAGTATCCATTTCCTCTTGCGTCTTACCCAGGTAAGCATTTATATCAATAAATTCATCTTTTTCTTTATCCCAAACCCAATCTGGTAAAGATGTATCATCAGTTATTCTTTTTTCTTTCATTATTCTCATTTCATCACAATCTGTCGTTATATCGAATCCTTCGACGGCATTAATGATTTTATCAGTGACTTCCTTATATTCGTCGACCATTTCACGTCCTTCACATACATTGGTTTTTGATTTAGATATTATATCAATAATTTTCTGTTCTTTATCTGTCATTTCACCAAAATCGGCGTCTTCATTTTCAGTTAAGAATTTAGCTAAATCTTCACACGTGGAAGGTTTAGCGTCACTATCTACGATGGCCTGTATCAAGGCCTTCGTCTTTTTATTCAATGAAGGTGTTGTACCTGGTACGTTACCCGTGCTATATGCTAAAACGAGTGATGTTATAATTACACATAAACATAATACGAGAAGACCCGTCATTTTACCTTTAGTAAGAGCCATGATGTTATATTGTTTACGTACATTTAAAAATTGGATATACTAATAGTTAAAAAATTAATAAATATTTGGCATTTTGAGAAGTGCCTTATCGCAAGATCCACACTGATCCTTTTGTTGCGCCTGGGATGGTTTCAAAAGTTCTGGACCTTTTTGTTGGAGAAGTTTTCTGAAAGAATAGTTATCTTCGAACGAGATACCATTTTCCTTCATGACGTAATTGTTATAAAGTTGAGATGAGCTGTTTATAGTGAAGCATCTGCCATCGGCCATACCAAGTCTTTGGGACATTTTGTATATATTAGTATTACATTAGAAATTAATTTTTCTATTTTTTGTTGTTAACTTCCATGAATAAAATCCATGTTTTTTCAAAAATTCTAAGTACTTTTCAATTTTATACCCTGAAAAATCATCGAATAATTCTCTTTTATTTTCATCACAAGGCGATACTCTAACATTTGGTATTTCATTTATAGTTGTGTTAATATTGTTATACGCCCAAGCAATCTCCTTAAGATTTTCCGCGCCTGTAATAATAATCTTCCCGGTACCAAAAATACTTGTCGTTATCTCTTTCATATTCGCAGCTGGTTTAAACTTAACTTTAACGGCTGAGTATCTATCGGGTTCGAATGATACTTTATACACACCTGGGTATTTGGTACTGAAATAGTCAGAAACACTCCGAAGATTTATGTTATAATTTAAACTGAAATTTGAATTTATCATAACAATATCGTACGTTTCCATCGGTGGTATAAAATTACCAACGTCAACGCATTTAAATATATCCGAAAGTTCGTTTATTATTCGTCTACAATCAAATATATCGGAACAGCCAGCGACTTGTATACTCCCGTTTGGAAAAATCTTTATTGATTTTGTACTGAAAGTATCGTTATGTACCAAAGAAATCTGGTTATAAAATTTAGTCGGTTTCAGTTTCCATGGATACCCTTTAGAACCAACTTTACCAACCATAATCGGATCTACTTTTTCAAAACACTCTTTTAGTTTGGGTATATTGATCTTACGTTCACCACCGGATTCTTCTCTAAATTTAGATATGATTGTTATCGTAGTAAGTTTTACCCACGATGGTTTAAACTCATCTGGTATATCTCGTCTAAACTCATCCAAAGTAAGTAAATACGAATACGTATTATGATGGTCACTGTGATGTTTCAATGACATTTTACTTAAAAAAAATATAACTTAAAGTTAACTTAGGTTTACTTAATATGCCCTGTTTTAAATGTAAAAAGAAAGGAATTCCTATAAATTGTAAATACTGCGGTTTGGGGTTTTGTTCTAGATGTATAGTTCTAGAAATACACGCATGTAAAGGAAGTGACTTAAAAAAAGAACAGGAATTAAACGATCTTAACAAACAACTTGAGTTTAAACCAGACAAAAAATTTGGTATGGTTTAATACTTTATATACATTGTTATATTAAAGATATTACGTTATAATACTTTATATTACATGACATCTTTCGTAAGATCTGCTAAGGAACTATTTAATATAGAAAATAATCAACATGAAATAGAAATAAAATACGATAAGTACTTAGAAGGATTTGGATTTGAAAAGTTTAAAGATCAATTTGCAACATCATTATTAGGTACAGAGAGTATATACTCTGTTCCTACTAATCAAAAATCTATTAGGTACGAACAATTTCTAGATACAATGGTTCATAAAACGACTGAAACAATAAGAAAAAGTGTTTTAGTCCAATTAGAAACCATCATGGTTGAAAACAAAAATATATATTCACTCATACGTATCATGAATGCTGTTAAAATAATAGATCCTACGTTTATACCACCTCTTATAAATGTAAAATGTTCTTGGCAAAAACGCATGGTTAAAGAATTCTGTTTAACAACGTTTCCTACCATAATAGAAACAGCTAATAACAGTTATAGACTCCAGCGTCTTTTTAGAGTACTGCAATTAATAGAAGAAGACATGCGATACTAACTAAACTCTTGTACACTTCAATGTCATTATTAGTCTCTGATACCTTATTTTCTATTTCAATTTTTTCTTTAACAGTAAATCCCCTGTCTATATTTCTCCCTGGTAGGAGTGGTCTAGAAAGTGTACACTCATCCGATCTATATCCTAATCGCCCAACACCCTTTGATAACGTATCACACGCGGGACTAACATACTCTTCTTGTTCCTCCTGTACTGGTGCTTTGTATTTCTTGAAATCAAGTGTATGTTTACTTGTCCCAGGTGGAAAAAAATTTTCGGGATCAGTGAATGGGTTTATATCATCCATTGCGTTCTTATCATCGAGCATTAAATTACTCATCTTTATTACTATTGAATAATATATTTTTTAAAAAATTCTAAACAATAAGTATAATGAAAACGTCTACAAAAATTATTATTGCGCTCTTAATAATTGTACTTGCTTTGGCCGGATGGAAATATTATAACGATAATAAGAGTACACCCGGATCAGTAGATACACCAACTACTTCAGTAAAAGAACCAGTTGTCACAGATACTAAAAAACCAGTGGTTAAAACAGATCCTATAGATGTTGCCATAACAGGAGAAAACTAAATGTATATACAAATCATTACGTGATTAACTATAATACTAGCAAAAACTGTTATTATAGTTAATTAAATACCCAGGGTATAATGTAATTTACAAACCAATTTTTTCATTTTTACCAAACTTTTTACCATGATTTGATGTACTCACTGGTAAATCATTTGGTTTTACGTTACTTTCAGTATCACGTAAGTATCCCATAAGTTGAGAAACCCCAGTTTGAACCTGACTTGATGCCGTTTTAATAACAATACTATTCATGTATCTAACCTGCTCCTGAACGTTTGTATTATGATCACCCGAATTGTTAATGAAAACAACACGCATTAAACTGTATAAATCATTTGAGTTTTGTTTATCTATAGAAATACCAGTTTTATTTTTAAAATCTTGACGAATCCCGCGTTGTAAGAGATTCATATTGAACTCGGAAAAGAACAATGTGTTCAATGGTGTTGGACACTGTTTGAGAGAATTTACGTGAAGAGCGTCGCACATATTTAATATAGGCCTGGAAAAAAATTATTGGTAAATATAAATGTTAATCGCCGCCGATTTTGATCAAGCATACAGCACAAAAGCATGTAATTATGAACAACCACCATGTGAACCACCAGCGTGTTTTGTTGGTTCATACGCACCAGTCGCTAAAGTCGGTGACCCAAATGGTAAATTCTTTATTAATTCGTCTTTACTCCAGCCCAATCGTTTGGCTGAAACTAAGGGTCCAACGACCGTAAGAAGTGAAGATTTTAAGTGCGGGAGTAAAAAGTAATATAAAAAATTAGTTATTAGTAAATTCATAAGATGAGAGTTATAAAACGTTCCGGTCGTGTTGAAGACGTAAAGTTTAACAAGGTCACCAACAGGATTTCAAAGCTTACAAACGAACTTTCAGATAATGTAGATGTATCAATGGTAGCACAGCAAGTTTTCTCATCCATGTACGATGAAATTAAAACACACGAAATAGATACCCTTTCTTCCGAAGTTTGTATTGGTTTAATAACCAATGACCCCGATTATGAAATTTTAGCAACTCGAATTGTTGCGAGTAATATTCAAAAACGTGCTGCAAATAATTTTCATATCGCCATGCGTAAACTCCATAAAGCTGGTATTATTACTCACGAAATTCTCGAGGTTTCTGCCAAAGTTAAAGAAGATATTAAACACGAACGCGATTTTGATTTCGGGTATTTTGGTCTAAAAACACTCGAAAAAGGGTACCTTCAAAAAGTTGATGGTGATATTATCGAAACACCCCAGTACCTCTATATGCGTGTCGCTATTGGTATTCATGGTCACGATATTGAACGCGTCCTCGAGACATACGATGCGTTATCCCGTGGTTTATTCATTCACGCTACACCAACTCTATTTAATGCGGGTACACATAGACCCCAAATGTCATCGTGTTTCTTAATTGCGAATAAAGAAGATAGTATTGACGGTATTTACGATACTGTAAAGGAATGCGCACGTATAAGTAAATGGGCCGGTGGTATTGGTTTACATGTACACGACGTACGCGCAAATAAATCACATATTCGTGGTACAAATGGTACATCCGATGGTATTATCCCAATGTTACGAGTTTATAATTCAACCGCAAGGTATGTAAACCAGGCAGGTAGACGAAAAGGATCTATTGCTGTATATCTCGAGCCATGGCACGCTGATATTATGGATTTTCTCGAGATTCGACTCAATCAAGGTGACGAAGAAGCACGGTGTCGTGATCTCTTCTCAGCCATGTGGATTCCAGACTTATTCATGAAACGTGTAGAAACCAACGGAAAATGGTCATTGTTTTGTCCAGATAAAGCACCGGGATTATCTGACGTTTATGGTAAAGAATTCGACGAACTTTACGAAAAGTACGAAAGTGAAGGACTCGCAACAAAAACAATACCTGCGGTAGAAGTTTGGAAATCCATTATTAAATCACAAAGCGAAACGGGAACACCTTATATGCTTTACAAAGATGCGTGTAACGAAAAATCAAACCATAAACATATCGGTACCATTAAATCATCTAATTTATGTACTGAAATTTTAGAGTATACAGATAAAAACGAAACTGCTGTGTGTAATCTCGCATCTATCGCATTACCTAAATACGTTGACGTCGAAAATAAAGAGTTTAACCACGAAGAATTACACCGTGTTACAAAACTAGTCACGCGAAACTTAAACAAAGTTATCGATAAAAACTTTTATCCGACCGAAAACGGTATGCGTTCGAATATGCGTCACAGACCAATCGGTATTGGTGTACAGGGTCTCGCAGACGTGTTTATATTACTTAGAATGACGTTTGGTTCGGAAGAATCGAGGAAATTGAACCGCGATATTTTCGAAACGATATATCACGCATCACTCGAATCTTCGTGCGAACTTGCCGAAATGTATGGAACATACGAAACGTTTAAAGGATCACCGTTCAGTAAAGGTATTCTCCAATTCGATATGTGGGATCGCGATCCACAGTTCAGTGGTCGTTACGATTGGGATGCAATGCGTAAACTCGTTAAAAAGGGTACGAGAAATAGTCTCTTACTCGCACCCATGCCTACAGCATCAACGTCACAAATTTTAGGAAACAATGAGTGCTTCGAACCGTACACGACAAACATTTATTTAAGACGAACCCTCGCGGGCGAATTCGTCGTCGTAAACAAACACCTTGTCGAAGATTTGAAAAAAATCGGACTCTGGTCAAAGGAAATGAAGGATCTCATGGTTAAAGCGAATGGATCCGTTCAAAATATTATCGATATTCCAGACGATCTTAAAGAACTGTATAAGACGGTATGGGAAATGAGTCAAAAAACGATCATCGATATGGCTGCAGATAGGGGTGTAT